AGAATGGAAAGAAAGAACAATTAGAAACACCTCACCTGAGCAGTTTCAACAAGAGTTTGAGTGTGAGTTTTTAGGTTCTGTAAATACACTTATTAGTCCTGCTAAAATTAAAACAATGTCGTTTCAAAATCCTATTCAATCTAATGGTGGTTTAGATGTTTACGAACAACCTGTAAAAGGCAATACATATGTTTGTACGGTTGACGTAGCAAGAGGTGTACAAAAAGATTACTCAGCGTTTGTAGTATTAGATGTTTCTAAAATGCCTTATAAGATTGTGGCCAAATATAGAAACAATGATATAAAACCATTATTGTTTCCTCATACAATTGACAAAGTTTGTAAGGCATATAATCACGCACACGTATTAGTAGAGACAAACGATTTAGGACAACAAATAGCAGAAGCTCTACAATTTGAATTAGAGTATGACAATCTATTGATGACTACTCAAAGAGGTCGTGCTGGTCAAATACTAGGTGCTGGTTTCTCTGGTAGAGGTTCAGGCTTTGGTGTTAAGATGACTAAACAAATTAAAAAGATAGGTTGTTCTAATATTAAGACACTAGTTGAAAGTGATAAGATTGTTGTTAATGATTTCAATATTATTGAGGAGATGTCAACTTTTATAAGAAGAGGTCAATCTTGGCAGGCTGAAGAGGGTAATACAGACGATTTAATGATGTGTCTAGTAGTATTTGGCTGGTTGTCTAATCAACCATTTTTCAAAGAAATGACCGATACTAATGCTAGGCAAATGTTATATGAAGAACAACAAGCGTTGATTGAGCAAGATATGTCGCCTTTTGGTTTTGTAGATGACGGTATTCCAGACCACGAAAAGTCAGAGGTAGACGAATACGGTACGGTATGGCATCCAGTAGTGCGTAAGGGTCTCTAATTGCTGGGTATTATAAATATCAGTAGAGTATGACTTTTGACTATGGGCGTATGAATAATACGAGTTTTGAAGTAAATGAATAAAAATAATTTGCAAATTAAGAAGGAGAAACCCTAATGGCATTTCAAGTATCACCAGGTGTTCTCGTACAGGAAAAAGACTTAACAAGAATTATACCTGCTGTTTCAACTTCAATTGGAGCTTTTGCTGGAACTTTCACAAAAGGACCTTTGGATGAAGTAGTAAGTATTTCTAGTGAGCAAGAACTTGTATCAACGTTCGGTAAACCTAATAATTCTAACTTTGAGGATTTTTTTAGTGCTGCCAACTTTTTACAATATTCTAATGCTTTAAGAGTTGTACGTGTACAGAATTCATCTGTATCAAACGCTACCGAATCAGGTTCAGCGTTTGTTGTAAAGAATACTACTGATTACACAAATAATTATGCTGACGGTTCGGCTTCTGTTGGAATGTGGGCGGCTAGAACAGCTGGCGCTTTCGGAAACTCTTTACAGATTTCTCAATGTGCTTCTGCTACTGCTTACGAAGAAACTAATAAAACTACTATCGCTGACGCTGCTATGGCAGCTGGTGATACGGTTATTACGTTAACTTCAGGCAACGGAATATCGGCTGGTGACATAGTTAATTTTGGTGATGAGTATGAATATAGAGTAATAAGTGTGGCAACTAATGATGTAACCTTTGTTAGAAAAGAAGAACCACAATATTACACAGCATCCGACTCTTCAGGATTACATCAAGCACCTACAAACGGCGCTCAAGTAAGAAGAAGATGGAGATATTACGAACTATTTGACAAAGCGCCAGGAACTTCACCATATGCGACAGCTAAAGGTGGTTCTAATGACGAAATGCATATAGTAGTAATTGACGAAGACGGAGAAATTACAGGAACTAAAGGCGAAGTATTAGAAAAATTTGAAGCAGTTTCAAAAGCTTCAGACGCTAAAACTTCTCAAGGTTCTGTAAACTACTATATTGACGTAATTTATAAATCATCTAACTACATCTACTGGATGGACCACAATCCTTCAGGTTCAAACTGGGGTAGTGCAGCTTCAGGAACAACTTTTACAGACGTAACCTCTGTTTCTAATGTATCGCTACAATCTGGTTCTGACGGAAGTACAGCAACAACTGGACAAGTAAAAACTGCTTACGAAAAATTTGCAGACGCTGAAACGGTTGATGTTGGTCTTATCATAGCAGGTAAAGGTGACGCTACACACATTGGTAACCTAATCACGATTGCAGAAAACAGAAAAGACGCTGTTGTATTTGCAAGTCCTGAAAGAGCTGATGTTGTAGGTGTTGCTGACGCAAACACACAAAAGAACAATGTTGTATCTTTCTTTCAAGGTATACAATCATCTTCTTATGTAGTGTTTGATAGTGGTTACAAATATATGTATGACAGATATTCTGATTTATACAGATTTGTACCATTAAACGGAGACACAGCAGGTCTTTCAGCAAGAACTGACCTTATTGCAGACGCTTGGTATTCACCAGCAGGCTTCAATAGAGGTATAGTAAGAGGCGCTGTTAAACTTGCGTTTAATCCAACTAAAGCTCAAAGAGACGAATTGTACAGAGCAAGAGTAAATCCTGTGGCAACGTTCCCAGGACAAGGTACGGTTCTTTTCGGTGACAAAACTGGATTAACTGCTCCAAGTGCTTTTGATAGAATCAATGTAAGAAGATTGTTCATCACTTTAGAGAAGGCAATTGCGACTGCTTCTAAATTCCAACTTTTTGAATTCAATGATGAATTTACAAGAGCGAACTTTAGAAACATTGTAGAGCCTTTTTTAAGAGAAGTACAAGGTAGAAGAGGTATCACAGACTTTTTAGTAGTGTGTGATGAAACTAATAACACAGGCGAAGTAATTGATAGAAACGAATTTGTTGCTGAAATCTTTGTGAAACCAGCAAGAAGTATCAACTTTATCACATTATCATTTGTAGCAACCAGAACTGGCGTTTCTTTCGAAGAAGTAGCTGGCTAAGATTAGAAAAGGAGAATAAAAAATGGCTAACATTAATGACTTCAAAGCTAAACTTGCTGGCGGTGGCGCTAGAGCCAATCAGTTTAAGGTAACAATGCCTTTCCCTGGATATGCAAGTGTTGGTGGCGAAATAGAAGACCTAGCTTTCTTATGTAAAGCTACTTCACTTCCAGCTATGAACATTGGAAACATAGATGTGAAATTTAGAGGTAGAGATATTAAGATTGCTGGTGATAGAACAATTGATGCATGGTCAGTAACTGTTTACAATGATACAAATTTCAGATTAAGAAACGCATTTGAAAGATGGCAAAACGGTATCAACAATATGACAGACAACGAAGGTTTAACTAACCCAGTTGACTATCAAGTTGATGCGTTTGTAGATCATTTAGACAGAAACGGTAATACAATCAAAAGCTATACATTAAGAGGGGCATTCCCTACTGCTGTAGCAGCTATTGGTTTAGACTATGAAACAACTGATGCGATTGAAACTTTTGATGTGACATTCTCATATCAATACTTTGAATCAAATACTACAACTTAATTTTTAACTAGAGGGGCTTCGGCCCCTCTTTTAAAACTAGTATAAGTATTAGCAAAGGAAACTAAAATATGGCTGAATTATTTGGATTTAGTATTACACGACTAAAAAAACAAGCAGATCCAAAACAAAGTTTTACTACTTCACAAGCTGATGACGGAACACAAACGGTATCGGCTGGAGGGCACTTTGGGTCTTACTTGGACATGGAAGGTACTGCCAAAACAGAGCAGGACCTTATTCGTAGATATAGAGAAATCGCTCAACACCCTGAGTGTGACATGGCGATTGAAGATATAATCAACGAAGCAATTGTCGCAAATGAGTTAAAAGATGCAGTTAGAGTTAAATTTAATAACTTACCTTACGGCAGAGAAATACAAAGAAAAATAGAAGACGAATTTATCGAAGTTTTAAGATTAATGAACTTTGGTACAAAAGGCCATGACGTATTTAGAAGATGGTACGTAGATGGTAGAATATTCTATCAAAAGATTATTGATAGAGAAAATCCTAAAAAGGGTATTGTAGAACTTAAATATATTGACCCTCGTAAGATTAAAAAGATTAGAGAAGTAAGAAAGAAAAGACCAGATGTTCCTAGTCCATCATCTTTAAATAGTCTGGCAGTTGTTGATGAATATATTGAGTATTTTTTATACAACGAAAAGGGAGTATCAGGTACAACTGGTACATCTGGTATTAAGATAGCGCCAGATACAATCGCATTTTGTGCATCAGGTATCATAGATCAAAATAGAAATATGGTATTATCTTATTTACATAAAGCGATTAAACCTGTCAATCAATTAAGAATGATTGAAGACGCAGTGGTAATTTATAGAATTGCTAGAGCGCC